GAGTCTCAGTGAGATACTCAAGCCCAATGCAGACAATGGTGGTTAACCAACAATGACAACAGTAAATTCAGCCGCAAACCCAATGTTCTTTTATGATGAACAGATACGTCGCTTCCTGCTTCAGTTCACACGTATCTTTTCAAACTTTCAAGTAGAGTATGGTCGTAACGAAGAAGGCACAGCACACACACTGGTACGTGTGCCCATACGCTACGGGGATTCCAGCAGGCAAGTACAAACTATCATGCAGAATAACTCTGCCAGTTTCATGACTTCAGTTCCTATGATGAGTTTTTACATTTCGGGATTTGATTATGATCGTCCCAGAATGCAAGAGCCGTACTATGTGAGCAACATTGCTGTGCGTCAACGCACGTATGACGATGTCACTGACACTTACGAAACTACACAAGGCAATGCATTTACAATTGAACGATTGATGCCTGTTCCGTATAAACTAACACTGAAGTTAGATTTATGGACCAGCAACACCAACCAAAAGATGCAGTTGTTAGAACAGATTGTGGTGTTGTTTAATCCTAGTTTAGAAATACAAAGCACAGACAACTACTTAGATTGGACCAGTTTAAGTATTGTTGAATTAGAATCAACACAATGGACCAGCCGGTCTGTTCCCGTCGGTACAGAAGATCCCATTGACATTTGTACAATGACATTTACCTTGCCAATCTGGATCAGTAGCCCGGCTAAAGTTAAGAAATTGGGCGTAGTTGAACGTATCATTGCCAACATATATGATGCCAAGGGAGACGCTTCAAATGCTGTGCTGGACAATGATTTGTTGCTGGGCACACGCATGGTAATCACACCATGGGATTATCAAACCCTGTTAATTGGCAATAAGTTACAGGCGTTACGTCCCAGTGCTGTGATTGACGAACCCAACGCCAGTTTAACACCTCCCGACTCGCCGCCTAGCAATTTGTTATGGTCAGCCTTGGTTGGTGCTTACGGAGTGCTACGTCCGGGCATTAGTCAGATCTTTTTAGAGCAACCTGACGGTACGGAAGTTGCCGGAACAGTGGCATATGACCCCTCCGATGACCGATTTATGCTGTATACTATAGATGAAGACACTGTTCCGCAAAATACCTTATCGCCAGTGCGTTCTGTTATTGATCCCTTACGCAGTGGACCAAACGAAGGGTTACCTGCACCATCAGAAGGTCAACGTTACCTGTTGACCGAAGATACCGGCAGTGATAATGGCTATGCTGTGGCATGGCAAGGCACATTAGGACAACCGCTGATTGCTCGAAAGAACGACATTATCGAATACTTTGATGGACGGTGGCAAGTGGTGTTTGAAAATAACTCTAGTCCCGACAATTTACAATACGTAACTAATATAACAACTGGAATTCAATACAAATGGACAGGCATAACATGGGTCAAGAGCTATCAAGGACTATATCCAGGAGGCCAATGGAGAATAGTACTGTAAATGCTGTGGGCGTTTGGTTCTACAGTGTCAGCACACACCGCTATCTGTATCTTTTGCGCAATGACTCACGTCATCCAGACTCGTGGGGATTGCCAGGTGGCAAATTTGAAGCCAACGAAACACTGATGGAAGCAATGACACGCGAGTGTACAGAAGAACTAGGACACATGCCCGAGTATTTGCGATTGGTTCCCATTGAAAAGTTCACCAGTGCTGACGGCGGATTTGCCTATCACACATTCTTCTGTAGCGTTGCTAAAGAATTTACACCGGTGTTGAACGATGAACATATTGGATGGGCCTGGATCACATCTGGAACATGGCCAAGACCCATGCACCCCGGATTATGGTCAACTGTGAACTTTGATGCTGTTCGTGATAAAATGGCCACTGTGGAACACAGTGTTCAAATATCGCAATGACTTATAAAAGATCGATAATCTAAACAAGATACATTGGCATTCATACGCCAGGATTTAGACATGTAAGACTCTTCGCCAATGAATATAAACCGGGTTGCCGGATATGCCATCAGCACTCCGTTTATATGATCTTGCCATTCACTAGTAGTGCCAACTGTATCGTTGCTGTAGCCCAGTGCATATATTTCTTTATGCCCATCAAATGCTGCCATCCATAATACCAAAGCTTCGATAGACATAAGTGTATTGTAAGGTATCAAATAAAATTCGCCCGGGTGCAGTAAACAGTTGCGTGTACTGGCATATACAATGTTGTCTTTGACATAACCAGACTCGACCAGTTCGTTGATAATTGTTTTATCAATTTCAACTGCAAAATTTAATCGCATGTCTTTGGCAACAGTGCCTGTGCCGTATGTCTGTAACTTTTTTGAACTTAACAAGCCACCTTTGTGACGCTGTAATCTAGCATAGTCAAATGTGGTTTTGTCTGTGTTGCTGCCAATGCAGGCTGCACGACCACTGATGTGTTGATTGTCAATTGGGTTAGATACCCATTCTCTGGTTTGTGTTTTTTTGCCGCCTGACCATCGACTTTCTGTAATTACAAATTCGCCTTCGTAATCTGCACGATATCGTTCTTGTATCATAGTCGTCCCACTGCAACTTCAATGGTTACCACATCAGTAGAGTTGATTATTTCTAAAGATTTCCCAACAACACAGCCGGGTTCAAATTTTGATGCGTCTAGTGCAACGGCTGTTCCGGATACTGTGCTGGTGACCAACACTGTTCCTTTGCCAACCGGACCTTGTACCAAGCACGGAACACGTCCGGTCAACGCCACTGGCAATACCCATTCTCCTGCCTGCCCGGCGTTCATTAAATAGCTTGGTGCTGTTGATATAATGCCAGCCACAGCAGTGTCATGACTTGTGTTACTCACTGTGATTTCTTTGTTGCCGCCAAATACAACCACTGTGCCGGGTGGGTAGTCAGCGTCTGCTAGATAATTTTCTGCCAAGTCAGCACTTGTTGAATTAAAGTTTAATGCTGCCACATTTCCAGCAGAGGTGATGTCACCTGTAGCACTTATTTCCCCACCTGCGTAAATATTACCAGTGCCAGAAATGTCGCCGCCGGCACCGCTTGTTAATACGTTGCCGCCAGTTATATTTCCAGTTGCACTTGCTGTTCCGCTTGTGACCAAGTTACCTGCAGTAGCAGTTCCAGTAACACTAAGACTGGTCAATACCCCTACTGAGGTGATGTTGGCCTGTGCGTTGCCAGTTACAGTAACGGCTGTGTTTGCAGAGCCGACTGTGCCTGCTGAGGTAGCATATGTGGCATTGGCCACTGTGCCTGTAACATTGGCACCAGGTATCAAAGTTAAGCCTACGCCCGATCCATTGAACTGGCTGCCAGTTACGTTACCTGTTGCACTGACAGCACCGTTGGTATAAAGGGTTGTGCCGTCCCAGGTCAAATTTGCCGAGCCGCCCATGGTTCCGGCGTTGTTGTACTGTATTTGTGTGTTGGCGCCGCCAATTTGACTCAGTATGTTGATCACAAAAGTCAATGCAGTGGTACCAATCACAATTGGATTATTAGTAGTCAACTTCCATTGGGTATCGTGATATAAAGAACCTTCGGTAACCATCACAATCATACCGGCCTGCACTTCGCCGTTTTCATTGCCGTCTGAGGTTCGAAGCCATGTACCGTTGGCACCTGTACCTACCGAAGATACAAAATACAGGCCATTTTGACTGGCAGTGTCTTGACCAGTTACTAATACTCGATCATCTTCGGCCAGGTTAACACCGTCAACTTGACTTGGGGCGCCGCCGGCCAATGTAACATCGCTGATTGTGATCACGCGAGTTGCTTGTTTATAATCTATGTCAAAAATTTGCGAGGCACGCGGTTTAGTTAATCCCATTGCTATTCCATTGTTATACAATATTTAGTCAAAAAAATAGGACTGCAAAAGTCCTATTTTTATATAAAGTACTTTTAGAATGGGCTTGTAGTACTTGTTGTTACGCCACTATTATTTGTAACAGTAAATGCATTGCTCGAACTGTCTGCAAAGTAATTAGGAGCAACTGTGTTCAACAATAACTGTGTTTGTGTACCAGTGATTGCTGAAATGTTGGTTCCAGAACTTTGTGTAGCAGTCAGAGGCGCTGTTGGCACTGTGAAATTACCAGTATAAACTGCTACACCTTTAACTACACGCATATTTGAAATGTTACCTTTATACGGTTGGATGCCAGCAACATAACAACCAATGTTAGTTACAGCGGCCGAAGCAGTTAATCCGCCGCTTGACCAGGCTCCTTGACTAACTCCATTAACATACAAAGTTAAAAGTAAAGTACCGCTGTTGTACGACATGGCCGCATGATACCAATTGTTTATAGGAAAGCTACTTGCGGAAGATATTGCAAATCCGATGCCTTGTTGGTCTACTCCAAATGAATCAGAGTCGCCATCATATACTAATCCCATAAACCCAGATGTATTTTGCATATAAACGTAACGCTGTCCGCTATCAGTTGGGTAAACAAAAGCTTCTACAGTCCATGATCCGCTATTTTGGTCAAATGCTGTATTGTTAGGTACGGTGAGATAGTTACCTCCATTGAAAACTACACTGCCGCTGACTACCGGTGCAGGTCCACTTGACCCTAAACTCCATCCTGCGCCTACTGACCATCCTGGTCCAACTTTTATTTTTATTGGTGGTGCCATAACTTTTTCCTTGTGCATTAAAAAGATAGGGTCAAAGACCCTATCTTGTTTACTTACTTATCAACTTAGTTACGGCCAACAACAACTTCAATTGTGCCTTCAGCACCACTAAAGTTCTCCAGAGCTTTACCAATGACAGTACCTGCACGAGCTGTGTTGTCTGCTCGAGCAGCACCGTTGCCGGCTGCGACCATCATGTCACCTTTGGCAACTGGGCCAACAACTCGACATGGTACACGACCTTGTAGTGCGATTGCTACCACATGTTCTGCTGCCAAATCACTATTCATCAAGTAGGCAGGATTAGTTGATACTACGCCAGCAACTCTGGTTGAACTTGATTCAAGTGCCAAGGTAACTTCTTTATCGCCGCCAAACACCAGCACAGTACCTGGTGCATATTCAGCATCTGCTACATAATTCTCTGCCAAGTCAGCATAACGTGCGCTGGTTGCCAGGGCAGTAATAATACCTGCACTAAATTCACCAGATGCGCCACGTGAAACAATTGCTCCGGCAGTGTTTGCACTGGTTGCGGTAGATCCCAGTGTAACTGCACCTGTTGATACACTGGCAGTGATACCGCCACCGTTGGCCAAACTCAATACACCACTGTTGGTAATAGTTACTGCACCTGATCCATTATAACTGGTGCCGCCTAGGCCTGTACCAATTGTCAGTGTACCAGTTGCTGTTGCGGTAACTGTGCCAGACCCACCCAGTGCAATTGACGTTCCGTTAACTGTTATACTGGCATTGGCCAAACGTGCCTGTGCCAGTGTGCCAGAACTGATGTTAGTGGCACTGATTGATGTAACGTTGGCACCTGATCCGTTCAGGGTGGCGTTGACATTGCCGGCAGTGACGTTGCCACTTACGCTTAAACTACTCAGTGTGCCAACACTAGTGATGTTAGTTTGACTTGCTGTGGTCAATGTACCGACAATGTTTGTGCCAGATAAGTTACCACCTGTAATATTACCAGTTGCAGAAACCGCACCACCAGTATTAAGATTGGCAGCAGTTACAGTTCCACTTGAACTGATTGCACCAGAATTTAACGAAGTTAATGTACCAACTGATGTAATGTTTGGTTGTGCCGCGGTTGTTACTGTTCCGGCAACGGTTGCTGTACCTACTGTTAAACTTGATGCTGTTCCAGTTAGACTAGTGCCAGCACCACTAAATGTACCTGCAGTAACGGTTCCAGTGACACTTAATGAACCAAGTGTGCCAACTGAAGTGATGTTTGTTTGAGCCGCTGTTGCCAATGTACCAGTTAAGTTAGTGCCTGATACATTACCCGCTGTTAGATTTCCAGTGGCACTAATTAATCCGCCAGTTAAGATGTTGCCGCCAGTTACATTGCCAGTAGCACTGACTGTGCCACCTGTGGCCAAGTTGCCTGTAGTTGTAGTACCAGTGACACTTAAACTGCCCAGTGTGCCAACTGAAGTGATATTTGTTTGGCTTGCTGTGGTTACAGCACCAACCAAACTTGCACCAGTTACAACTCCAGTGACACTCACTGTGGTACCTGTATGATTAGTAGCACTGATATTGCCAACTGTGGCATTGCCAGTAGCACTAATAGTGCCGCCGGTTGCTACGTTACCAAAAGTACCGGTTCCGGATCCAGAAACTGCACCAGTTGCACTGATTGGAATGTTTGTGTTCCAAGATGTCGTTGAGTTATTAAATGTCAACAATGCATATTCGCTGCCTTGTGGGCCAACACCAATACCACCACCTGTTGCCAGTGCAGATGTACTTGCATTGTTGGCAGTGTTAAACACCAGATCGTTGATACTAACAACATTAGAATTAATTGTAGTTGTTGTACCTTGAACTGTTAAGTTACCTGTAATGATAACGTTGCCGTCTGTGCCGCCCGAGCCATTTGGATCAATGGTCAATGTTGGGCCGTCACTCACAATCAAGTTGCCGCTGATTCGAACATTACCAATTACGGCTGTACCGGTTGTAGCAAGGTTTCCACCTGTGATATTGCCGCTTGCACTGATAGTTGCGGTGCTGACATTTCCAACAATGGTACCAATGATATTTCCGCCAGTAATATTACCTGTAGCACTGACAGTGCCACCTGTGGCCACGTTACCTAATGTGCCTGTGCCAGTGACACTTAATGAACCGAGTGTGCCAACTGAAGTGATGTTTGTTTGTGCGGCTGTGGCCAATGTACCAGTTAAGTTAGTACCAGATACATTTCCGCCTGTGATGTTACCAGTTGCACTCACTATACCACCTGTTGCAACATTACCTAACGTGCCTGTTCCAGTGACACTTAATGAACCGAGTGTGCCAACTGAAGTGATGTTAGTTTGGCTGGCTGTGGCCAATGTACCAGTTAAATTAGTGCCAGATACATTGCCGCCTGTGATGTTACCTGTAGCACTCACTGTACCACCTGTAGCCACGTTACCCACAGTAGCAGTACCAGTAACACTTAATCCTCCTGTTAAACTTACATTACCGGTTGAACCGTTAAATGTTAGAGTTGATTTGGCAAGTAAGTTAGCAAAACCGCCGGTACTGTCGGAACCGGTGATAAAATAATCTGTGTTGGCACTGGCAGATGCAACAGTTACTTTTGCGGCATTGGCTGAGCTCGATGCGGCAACGCTAGTTAGTTGTGAACCGTTACCAATAAAGAAACTACCAACGTTGGCAGTGATGTTACCAACAGCACTAACAGTGCCACCAGTTAAGATATTGCCTCCGGTGATGTTGCTAGTTGCACTAACAGTGCCACCTGTAGCCACGTTACCCACAGTGGCAGTTCCGGTTGCAGAAATTGTGCTAGTTGACGTAATTGCCTGTGCGTCACTTATGACCGTGTTGCCATTAATTTTAATTGCCATCTTCGTTTTCTCCTATTTGTATAAACTCGGCTGAGTCAGTAACCGGTTGCCCGGTTACTGTTTTTCTTTTATTTGGACTTCTTCTTAAGTTCAGCAACTTCAGATCCTAGTTTCTTAATTGATTCAATCAAGAATGGTATGATCATCATGTAGTTCACTGACTTCAGGCCTGTGTCACTGGTTCTAACTGCATCTGGTAACACCTTCTCTACGTCTTGCGCTAACAATCCGTAACTGTGTCCTGTGCCGTTCTTCCAGTCATATTCAACACCAAACAATCTGTTGATGATTGCTTCTACATCTGTCAGTGGGTTGATGTTGGTCTTGAGAGTCATATCACTTAACGAATTAACGTTTTGTGCTGTTACGTCTCCTGTTGCACTGATGTTTCCTGCTGTTAAGTTACCAGTTGCTGAAATTAATCCACCTGTTAAGATGTTGCCACCGGTGATATTACCTGTAACACTGACAATTGAACCAGTCACCTCGCTGTTGCCGGATGTACCAACAAATACTGTGTTGCCGCCGGCAGGGTTGGTCATAATGATAGAAGTAGCGTTGGCACTGATTCTAGCATTGCCCAATCTAATTGTATTACCTGATAGATACAAATCTCTCCAGGCTTGTGTTTCACTACCCAAGTCGTATGTGACATTGGCACTTGGTAACAAGTTAGCTGTCCATGTTACAACTGTTGGACTAAACACAGCTACATTGCTTGTGCCACCAACTGTGATGTTGGCATTGCCATTGGTTGATTGAATATCAAAACTTGTTGTGCCGTTTTGGATACGGTCGCCTAGAATGTTACCACTCAGTGTTGCATTACCTGTAACAGTCAAGTCACCATTGATGTATACCAATCCATTGCTCATGGTTTGTAGTACATTTCCACCAATTGTGGATATGATGTTGCCACCTGGGGTTACAATGTTTACGTTGGAACTACCGTTGATGATCTGTGTTGCAGTGATGCCAGTGTTGCCAATAATACCACCGGTTACACTCAATTGACCTGTTACAGTAACAATGTTATTGGTATCAGTAGTTTGAACTTGAGCATTACCAGACTGATTACTTAGACCTGTTACGGTGGTAGTTGTAGTAAACATACGCACATCAATGACGTCGCCGGTAGCAGGTGCTTCAGTGAATGTCAGTGTAGTGCCGCTGATTGCATAGGCTGTGGTTGGAATCTGTTGAACACCGTTGATTGCAACAATAGCGCCAGCAGTGGTTGATGCTTGTGTCAGTGTAAACACAGTGGTTGATCCGTCACCGTTGAACTGATTATCAGTAACAACTGTAAACGCTGGAGTACCAACTGTTTCCCAACCTGTTGCAGCGTATTGTTCTAAGCTGTCAACTGATGTGTTGTAACGCAACATACCAACAACACCTGTTGGACGCTGTGCTGTGTTACCGACCGGGAACAATATTGAGTTGGTAGTGTTGATTGCCAGTGCGGCACCAGTGGTCTGTGTTGAACTGCCAATACTCACTGTTTCAGTTCCGGCATCAACAAACAAGATGTTGGCAGTTGTGTCACCATTCACAGCAAAGTTTACATCAGCCAGTGCAGAGTTAATATTAACAACACCGCCACCTACGTCCGTAATGTCATCACCTGAGATCACAATGTTGCCAAACTTGCCTGATGTTGCAATCACATTGCCTGCATTTACGTTGCCAGTTACAGATATAAATCCACCTGTTACAATATTGCCGCCGGTGATGTTACCTGAAGCACTTACAGTAGTGGCTGCCACGTTACCAGTGAATGTTACGCCAGTTACATTGCCGCTTGCACTTACATTTCCGCCTGTTAGTACATTACCACCAGTGATATCACCGGTTGCGCTTACTGTGGTGGCTTCAACATTACCAACAAATTTTACGCCAGTGACATTGCCACTTGTGCTTAGGTTGCCACCTGTTATAGTGCCGTTTGCACTGACAGTACCAGTTACGTTCACGCCGCCTGTAGTAAACACTACTACATTACTTACGCCACCAATTGTGATGTTGGCATTGCCGTTTGGAGCAGTACTAATGTTGGTGTTGCCGTTTATTAATGCAACTGCACTGTTGGCTTCTACGCCAGTCAATAGTGAACCGTTACCAATAAAGTAACTACCAACGTTGGCAGTGATGTTACCAACTGCACTTACAGTACCACCTGTTGCTACATTACCTAATGTAGCAGTTCCTGTAGAACTAACAGTGCCGCCAGTTGCTAGGTTACCAAATGTACCTGTGCCAGTGGCACTTACTGCACCACCTGTTAGTACATTGCCACCAGTGATGTTACCTGTTGAACTTACAGTGCCACCTGTGGCAACGTTGCCCAAAGTGGCTGTTCCGGTGGAACTTACAGTACCACCTGTTTCTAAGTTGCCAACAGTAGCAGTTCCTGTAGAACTAATAGTTCCACCTGTTTGTAAATTGCCACCTTTGATGTTGCCTGTAGCACTGATGCTTACTGTGTCAAGTGCACCATTGGATATAATGTTACCAGCGGTTAAGTTACCAGTGGCACTAATCAATCCGCCTGTTAGTACATTACCAGCATCAACACTGCCAGTTGCACTGACACTGCCAGATGTTCTTAGATTGCCACTGTCAATGTTGCCCACAGCACTTACAGTTCCGCCAGTGGCCAAATTACCCACAGTGGCAGTGCCAGTTACACTGAGTCCTGTACTGATTATTGTTGCCAGGTTAGCGATGCCAAGTGTGGAGATGTTGCCACCGGTGATGTTGCCAACAGCACTGATGCTTGCTGCTTCAAATGTGCCACTTGTTATTAAGTTGCCGCCGGTGATATTGCCAGTAGCACTGATTAATCCACCTGTTAGTACATTACCACCTGTGATATTACCTGTTGAACTGACTGTACCACCTGTTGCAACATTGCCAAATGTACCTGTGCCAGTGGCACTTACAGTACCACCTGTGGCCAAGTTACCAACATTGGCAGTGCCAGTTGTGGTAAGTGTTGTACCTTGTATGGTTGCTAGATTAGCAATGCCTGCTGTGGCGATATTGCCACCTGTGATGTTGCCAGTGGCACTTAGACTGGCGGCCTCAAATGTACCAACAGTGCTAATATTACCAAAGATACCGTTACCGGTTGCACTTATTAAGCCGCCGGCATAGATGTTACCACTACCAGAAATATCACCCCCGGCGCCACTTGTTAGTATGTTACCACCAGTTACGTTACCAGTTGCACTTACCAATCCGTTTGTCAACAAGTTACCAACGTTTGCACTACCACTTGATGTGATTGTAGTTGATTCAATCGTTGCTAAATTGGCAATACCAACTGTGGAAATGTTACCGCCTTGGATGTTGCCAGTTACACTTAAACTTGCAGCACCAAAAGTACCGGCTGTACTAATATTACCAAATGTACCATTGCCAGTAGCACTGACAGTGCCACCAGTAGCTAAATTGCCACCAGTGATTGTGCCTGTTGAACTGACTGTACCACCAGTTGCAATGTTGCCAAATGTACCTGTGCCAGTAGCACTCACTGTACCGCCTGTGGCCAAGTTACCAACGTTTGCGCTACCAGTTGTTGTGAGTGTTGTGCCTTGAATTGTTGTCAAGTTAGCAATACCTGTTGTGGTAATGTTGCCACCTGTGATGTTGCCAGTGGCACTTAGACTTGCAGCCTCAAATGTTCCAGCAGTACTAATATTACCAGCAGTTAAGTTACCAGTAGCACTGACAGTGCCGCCTGTGGCAACATTGCCAAATGTACCTGTGCCAGTTGCACTTACTAACCCACCTGTTAATACATTAGCACCGGTGATATTGCCACCTGCACTCACTGTACCGCCTGTGGCCAAGTTACCAACGTTGGCAGATCCAGTTGTTGTGAGTGTTGTGCCTTGAATTGTTGTCAAGTTAGCAA